GCAGATGCAATCGAGTCTTTAGCTTTAGATAAGGCTTGTTGAGCCTTAACAGCATTATCAAACTCCATATTGGCTAATTTGAAGTCCTCTTTTTTGTACATAGCCTTTTCTAAAGCAGCGGCCTTTTCAGTATCTCCTGCCTCTTTAGCTTTTTTAATTTCGGCTTGGTACATTTTAAATTGTTCTTTAAAACTACCCTGATCTAATTTTTTAATAGCTTCTTTTTTCCTTAAAGTATCTGTAAATTCATCTACACCCATTCCCGCTGCTTTAGCTAAAGCTTCTTGTTGAATAACATTTAATTTTGTAAATTGGGTTATTCCTCCAACTTGTTTAGCTACTTCTTCAGCAGCACCAGCAGCATCACCTTGTAAAGCTAAATATCTAGCTTTTTCTAAATTTAAGTCTTTACCTGTTAATAATTCTGCTTCTAATTCATTAGTAATTGAATCTTCAAAATTAAGTAAACCCTTAGATATGTTTTGAGCTTGTTGTAAAGTCATACCTAATTTTTGGGTTTGAACAACTGCTTTAGCTAATAATTCTGGGCTTCCTTTATATTGAGCGTATAGTTGTCCATTTACTTTAGCTACTTCTTGAATTACTTTTTTATTACTTATATTACCTTTAGCTTGTTTAGCTACAGAATTAACAATATTTTCAGCAGTTTTTCCTCCCATTGCTGAGAGTTCATTGTATCGAGCTGCTTCTTCATTACTTAATCCTAATTTTTGAGTTAAATTATTATAATCTTCTAATTGTTTACCTGAATATGTGTTTGATAGTCCAAGTGCGTCATTTAATTCATTAGTTGCTTTAACAAAATTTTCTCGAGTTCCTAATAAATCATTAGAAGCCATTGCTGCGTCTTGAAGACGTTGAGTTTCTAATCTAGCATATTCATAACTTATAGCTTGATTTTTACTTATATCGTATATATTTTTACTAAATTCATTTCCAAAACCAATCAACATTTTCATTCCCTTAGCAAATAATCCTAATGAAATTAAAGGATCTGAAAGTGATTTTCCTACAGCTTTAAAAGTTCCTCCAATAGCTGTTCCTAATACACTATACTGACTGCCTGTTTTTTCGGCAGTTTTTCTCATTTGTTCTTGAATTTCTTCTATTTGTTCACTTTGTACTCCTATTTTACCAAGAGTACTAGAAATTCCTTGAAAAATTTTACCTGTAATTCCAAGAGTTTTTTGAATTTTTACTTCTTGATCAAGGCGTTTATTTGCTTGTGTTAATAAATCTTCGGTAACATTATATTCCGATTCAAGGTTAGCTAATAAAGTTTGTTCTGTTGCTTCTAATTTCTCTCCAGCTTCAATTCTTTTTTTTAATTCTTCTCTTAAAACATTTAAACGCTTTTGTTCTGATTTAATTTGTTCAACACTTTGTTGGAGTTGTTTTTTATTTAGAACAGTAATGTTGGTAACATCGTCTGATAGTTTTTCTGCTATGCCTTTTAATTTAGTAAAAGATTTAGTAGCTTCTTTAGTTGGATCTGCAAAACCCGGTTTCCATTCTCTTGTTATATTTTTAATACTTTGAGCAATTCCACCAAATCCACCATCTAAATCATCCAACAACGTTTTAGCGTCAGATAAATAGTCATTAACTAATTTTAAATCATCAACAGTAGCTTTACTAATATCTACAGTTATAGGTTTTTCACCTATTTTTTCATAGATTTTATTAAGTTCTTCTAGCTGTTTTTGTAATTTAGCTATCTCTGCTGCGTTTAATGCCATGATAATATATTATATATTATATATAATAAATATTGATAAACGTTATTTTTTAGTTGAAGTTGTAGGATTATACGAAGGTGAGCGCTTTGCTGGCTGTCTTGCGTAATCTGGTATTTTTGCTGAGGCTTTTGCGGCTTCACTATTTTTATTAGTCCATGATTCTTCTGCATCTTTTTGTGCAGTATTTTGATTATCGTAGTATTCTTTCATTTTATTAAAAGTAAACATACGCAACCAAATAGGCATATTATATACTGTATGCCAGTCGTAACCACCTTGACCATGAAAAACTATTTCATGGATAGTATTAAAAAGTGCTAATCTATACTCATGCGTCAGGCCAAAGAAAGGTAATCCCAATTGGTATGGTTACGCCCTCCTCAACGTAACCATCATTAGAATAAGTAAATTCAAGTTTAACACCGGGAACAATAGAAGATATATATTCACGTAATGCTCTAGAATCTTTAGCTAATAAATAATTATCAACAAATTCTCTAACGGTTTTATTACTTTTATCACCATTAACAGATGTAATTATGTATTTCCATCTAGTTGATATTTCTGGGCTAGCTTTAGGATTTATCTTTTTTAAACCTTGTAATTCTTGTTCAATTTTTTTCTCGTCTCCATGAGTTAAAAGTTTAAAAGTTACTTCATTTCCGGAATGAGGAAGTGTAAATGGAAATTCATTAGTACGAGGTGTTTTAACTAAACTTTCGTCTAATTTTTTTTCTTCAAGTGTAGTTAAGTCAATAGTTACGTCTTCAGCAACCCCAGTTGAACTAGGAGTATATTTAAATACATAATCTTTTCCATAACCTAAAACTCTAGCTGCAATCATAATTGCATCTTTATCACAAACTAATAAATCTTCGTAGTTAATTTTTGTTACAATCATTGATTGTAATAATTTATCTACTACTGTACCTTGTCTGAGATAGTTTTGATTAGTTAAAATATCTTCTTCTTTAGCAGTCATATACTTCATTTCAATACGACCTGTTGCTAAAGGACTACCTTCAGCATATAGTAACCCCTGTGATGGTAATTCTATTGTTTCTGTAGGGAATTTAAATTTTGGTGTTTCTTGTGTAACTTGATTTTCCATAATAACTTTAATGTTTATTATACATATTTTAAGATAAAAAAAGCTTACCGAATGGCAAGCTTAATTTTATTTTTACGTTTGTATTTAATTAGTAATTTAGGATACAATAATCCATACCTAAACTAACTGAAATTTCTTGAGCTGCGTTTTCATCATCCCAACCATAATCACCAAAGTTTGCAGTTTTAATAAATGCTCCTTTAATAATCCATTCACTTACTATATCACCTACAGGACCCAATACGTTGATAGTTACATCTTTCTTATAGAAATCAGAATAACCATCACGACCAGTTACTGATTCGTGGTGTAGACGCACCCATTCCATTACAGCTTGAGCACCAGATGGTGTGATAGGATCAAATAAAGTCATGTCTATATCTTTCCATTCTGCTTTTCCTTTAATTTTGCGATAAACGTTAATGTGGTTTAATTTAATTTCACCCATTTCAACGTTTACAGCACCTATTTTTTTAATCATGTATGTAGGGATGCCATCAACGTACATAATGAAGCGATTTTTTACCTTTGGTTCAAATGCGGTAAAAAATATTTCGTTTGGACTTAATACTGCCATATTGCGTTTTGTTTATCTTTGTTTATTATACGTATTTTAGTTTTAAAAAATCTTCCCCTTTTCAGGGGAAGAATTTAAATTATTATCCTGGGAATGTAGCGCCAGTTGGAGTAATGTTGAAATCTAAGTAGATAAATTCAGCAGTTTTAGTAGGCTGTAAATAAATCTGACCTATTAACTCATTACGATCGATTACATCAGGAGTATTGTTAGTATCATCCATAATTACTTTAAACGCGTATAAACCTTGACGTTGTTGAACGCTTGTTAAGTATGGATTTACTTGAGCTAAGAATGCATTTCTTGTAGCAATTGTATTTTGTTCAAATACTAAGTTATTTGCTACTTGAGAAATATACGATTTAAGAGCGATTAACAAACGACGAACGTTTACACGATCAAGAGCAGATGCTTTTGTTTGTAATGTTTTCTGACCGTATACTACTACTCCAGTTCCAGGGAATGTAGCAATTGGATTTACTTTACCTGCATATAAAGTATCGCGGCTTGAAGCTGGTAATTTTTGTTCTGCACGAATTACAGTTCCTAAACCACCACGGTTAATACCTGCTGGTGCGAACCAAGGTTCAGCAATTGAATCGTTAAATGCATATACACCACCTATCATAGTAGAGGCTGGAACCCAAACGTTTTGTCCAGTTCCTGGATCAACGATTTGTAACCAAGGCCAATATGAAGCAGCGTATGAAGTATTTCTAGCAGAGGCTTGAGCAGTTACGCTTGTTAAAGCACTACCATAATCTACTAAGTCAAGTACGAAAATATTATCACCACGGTTTTGAGTGTTTGTAATGATGCTAGTTACTTGTGAAGTATGTAATTCATCAATTAAGCCTGGGGTTAAAAGTACGTTAAATTGATAATCATCTTGATTAGATAACAAGTTAATCATGTTATCGTAGTTACCACCTACTAAACCTTGGGTGTTAGAGCTATTAATGTTTTGATAAAAATTAGCTCCACCTTTAATAGTACCAACAGCACCACCAAATGAACCACTACCATTTACAGGTATTGAAGATGTATATTCAGCTTTTGGTAATCCATTATTATCAAGATAATTTAAAGTAGTATAGTTAATAGCTTTAACTCTTACGTAAGCTGATCTATTAGCAAATGAGCCTGTTACTTCAATTTGATTAGTACTTGAATTGTAGTTTTGAGATTGGTCACCAAGTACCTTAGCAAGGTAGTTTGGTGAGTTTGGATCTAAAGATAAGTTAGTCCAAGTTTCTAATACTACTGGGAATAATGGAGTGTCGTTACCTCTTCTGATTAATAAGTTAAATGTGCCAGATGAAGTGTTTGCATTTACAATTTGCCATCTGATATTGTCGCCGGATCCACTTTGTAAAGCACCACTTACTTCTGTTGAAGTACTGTTTTGGTTAGCACCTTTAGAAAGTGTTTCTAACACAAATGAAGCGGTTGTTGCACCGTAACTGTTAGCAATAATTGAACTTGAAGCAGCTGTATACGAACCAGATACTACACGAGCAACCAACATTGATTGACCACCGTTTAAAAAGTAGTTATAAGCAGCAATTGATGTTAAATAGCTATAAGAAGCTTTATCGTTTGCACTACCACTTTCTATAACAGAACCAAATGTATTTACGAATTGGTTGTAAGTAGTTACTATTGTAGGTACCTCTACAGGTCCTTTAACAGTTGGGCCTATAATTGCGGCTCCTACTGTAACAGGTCTTGCTGTTAAAAAGGATTGGTCGTTTTCTCTTGCTAAAACGCCTGGGGAAATTAAAGTTTCTGCCATGTTATTAATATATTTTGTTTGGTTTTATTATAAATATGGCGAAACCCTTTAAAACGCTATTGGCTTATAAACTCTCCTTTACTGAGGTCTATTGAACCATTACCATATTTTTGTTGTAAAGCTTCACCAGTTTTTGTTTCTTCTTGTTGAAGGGCTTTTAATTCTTCTTTTAATAATTCTTTTTGAATATTAATTTCTTGAACACGCATTTCTAAAATGCCAAATTGTTCAACAAATTTAGCTCTTTTTTCTTGAATGCTTTTTAATTGTTGTAATTCTTCTTGTGTTAAAACTTTTGTTTCCATAAATTTGATTGTCTATTATAAATATAATACCTTTTTTAATTATCCCAAACTTGATGTAGTTTCTGCGGTAAAAGTTATTTTTGTAATATCTGGTATTTTCTTAATAGCACTTAAATCTTTCT